AATGTCAGAAAATTTAAACGAAGGCGAAGTAAATGTAGCCAATGTGATTAAATCTTTAGGTGATACAGATTGGGGTGAAAATAATGAAGCCCAAATGAAAGCCGTTCAGCTTTTAAAAGGCTTGGCTTTATCGGAAGATCCAAAGAGTAATGAATTTATGAAAGCTCTTTCTTCAGCTTCTACAGCTATTGCTAAAAAAGTTGTAGCCGAATCCGAAGAAGAAGAAGATGAAGAAAAAGTGGATTCTAAAAAGGTTGAAGCGAAAGAAGAAAATAAAGACAAATTAGAAGAATCTATGGTTCATTTAAGAGACACCGCTTCTAAATATCTTTAATCCGTTCATTTAAATAGGAAATTGAAATATGGCTAATGTGGCTTATGATGCTCTTAAAGAGGGTTTATTGGATGGTAGTCTGGATTTAATATCAGATGATGTAGCGGTGTTGTTGGTTCAGGAAACTTTGGCTAGTGATAGCATAGTTACCAGTGCAACTTCTTTATCGGCTACTTTGAGTTTTGAAAGTTCTGGTTCTTCTGGAATCCCTTTAACGGAAATACCGACCAGTAGTGTGAATTATACTTCTGGCGGTTATCTGTTACAGAATAAGGTTGTTTCCGCAGGTACTAATCCTTTCTTTACGGCAGATGATATTACGATAACCAGTGGTACTTTTGTGGCAGGTGGTATGTTGATATATACATCAGCAACCCCTATATCAAATGGGGTTCCTTTGATTTACATGGATTTCGGTGTAAATCGGGAGGTGGCTAATGGAAATTTTGATATTAAGTGGTTACAAGATGGTATATTAAAAATGTATACCAGAACATAAGGGAAAGTATGGCAGAATTAGATTTAAATCAAAAAGAAAAAGTGAATGCTGTTTTATCTTTTGTTGTGTTAAAAAAACTAATTACTCCTATTAAAAACACGAAAGCGTTTGATAAGGGGTATGTAGATGCTACAGGAAAATTAACAGATAAGGGCCACGCTTTAGAGGAAAACAGTGATCCAGATTTTTCCTTTTTTGATAAGGTGATGTTTAAAATTAAAAGATTATTGGGTAGCAAAACTGCTCAACTTAACACTTTCATTTATCTTCAAACGGTAGATACTGATTTTTACAATGATATTATGATTAAAGGCGGTTTACATAAGAGGGGAGAAGTGAAACGGGTAATGAGGGATGTTGAAAGGATAATAGAAAAGCACGATATTTCTCTGGATGATTTGACTAAAATGATGTTGATGGAGAAATTACAAGATCGAAATATTGATAACATTTAAAGTAGGTAATCAACATGAAATTAAGACAATTTTTAAAGGAACAAACTCTACAATCTGGTAAAACATCTAAAGATGGGTTAAACGATCACGAACATGATGTTCATATAAACGAATTTGGTGATGGATATACTAGTTTTGATGAAAAACATAGTCATGTCATAGTCAAAGGATATGTAAAAACCGCCAACGGACATATACATAAACTCATTAAAGGGGATTTATAATGCCAGTTCCCCATATCCAATCATTAGCAGATAAAGGTGGTGTTTCTTTAAAAAGAGCAGAAGAACTTTGGAGAAAAGCTAAAGGGATTGTTAAAAAACAATATCCCTCTGTTCCAGAAGATGGGGATAATTTTTATGCATTAGTAACGGGTGTTGTAAAAAAGATGCTGAAACTTTCAGAAGACGAAGGCGGTAGCATGGCTTCAATTACAACCACAACCGCAGGGGATGTTTCCGTTGTAGGCGGTTCGGGAAATTTTGCAACATATTTGGGCCGTTCTTCTAGAGTTTTGCCTAATGATAAGAAAAAGAAGAAAAAAAAGAAGAAGATTACGGAAAAAATTAGATTTAAAGGATTTTATTTGTACGAAGGTCAAGATAAAAAATTGTATGTGGATATGGATGGTGTGTTGACTGATTTTCCTAAACAGTTTGAAAAATATATGGGTGTACACCCAGACAAGGCCTATGCTGAAATGCCAGAAGAAGAAATTTGGAAACAAATAAGAACTAAAGGGGGGGAAAAATATTGGTCTGAAATGGAATGGATGCCAGACGGAAAAAAACTCTGGAATTATGTCAAAAGATTTAATCCTACTATTTTATCAACTCCTGCTAATTTTAAAGAAAGTGAAACAGGTAAACACAAGTGGATTAAAAGAGAAATAGGAAACGTGCCAGCTATTATAATTAGGAAAAAAGAAAAATATGCAGATGAAAACTCAGTATTGATAGATGATTTGACTAAAAAAATCAATAGATGGAAAGCATCAAACGGGATAGGTATTCTTCACAAATCTGCAAATGAGAGTATTAAACAGTTAAAAAAATTAGGTTTCTAAATGGCATTTCGACCAAAGCCAAAATCAGAATTTGGGGCTTTAACGAAATACGTTAAATTCATAAAAACCAATTTCCCAGTTGCCCAAACGATAAAGCCAGGAAACTTCTATGCGTACACATACAGGTTTGATAAGAAATCAGAGCCGTATAATGTGTTGAAATTTTGGGATGTTATGCCTTTTGCTTTTGTATATGAGTTACATAAAAACAAAGAAAATGAAAAAATGTTTAGAGCTATAAACTTTCATCATGTTCCTGTAAGACCAAGACAGTTATGGCTTAATCGTACCGTAAAAATAACGGGTGAAGCGTTTGCAGAGAATAAAAGACTTCACAGATTGGCTTCTTGGCAGAGATTATACATAATGATGAAGAAAATATCTAAAAAATCAGTAAGGCAGTATTATTTAAAACGGATGATTCAGCCAAGACAAATACCCAATGACAGGGTAGAAGAAGTCATAAAATATTATGCGAAAACGTATTACGGGGTTTCCATTTCACAAATTGAAGCTCAATATCTAATTTTTAAAATTTAAAGGTATTAATGATAATTTATAAAACAATAAATTTATTAAATGGGAAGATTTATGTAGGTCAACATAATACTAGTGCGGATGATGGTTATTTGGGTTCTGGTTTAATATTAAACAGAGCAATTAAGAAATATGGAAAGAATTATTTTCATAGAGAAATTCTAGACTTTTGCAATAGTCAAGAAGAATTAAATAAAAAGGAAATCGAATGGATTGGGCAATTATCCGCTACAGACTTTAGTGTTGGTTATAATGTTACTAATGGTGGTGGTTATGGTGTCGTTGGGTTATCTGCGGATAAAAATCATTTTTTTGGAAAGAAACATTCAGAAGAATCTAAAAAAAAGATGTCTGAATTCCATAAAGGAGAAAAGGCTTATTGGTTTGGGAAAAAACAACCTAAACATATGATAGAAACAAGAAAAAAGGCGGTTAAAGAATCAAATTCTAGAAAAGTAAAAATAAAAGGAAATACATACGATTCGATGGTTCATGCGGAGTCAGTATTTTTAATAAATATAAATATGTATAGAATGTAGGAGTTTATTTAATGTCAATTTTTAGCAATTTAAAATTTTTGAATCCGTTTAGTGCTCCATTTAAAGCCAATAAAACACTAGATGATTTAATCACCAAACAACTCGAAGATAATTCTGTTGGAATGTCTGTTACAGAATATGACATGAACAGTATGGGTATGGGTGCTCCTAATGTTGGAGCAGGATTTGGAGATTTCTCAAATAGAGTAGTTGATTTTAATCAGATTTTTATCAACAAAAGACAGAGAATAGCCAAATATAGGGAAATGTCATATTACCCTGAAATATCAGAAGCTATTGATATTATGTGTGATGAAGCCATTGTGGAAAACCATGAAGGGGTTATTACTCATTTGGAAATCCGAAAAGAACTTCCTAAACGGGTTGAAAGGTTAATGAGAGAAGAATTTAGATATGTAAACGAAGTTGCTTTGAATGTGGGGGATAACTTATATGGCCTATATAAAAAATGGATCACAGAAGGTGAACTTTATATGGAAATTATTTTAGATGATTCTAAAAAAAACATCATTGGATATAAAATACTACCCGCTTTTACAACTTTCCCTGTTTACTCAAAAACAGGTGTAATTAAAGGTTTCCTACAAGCCACTGTGGATGAAAAAGGAACAGAAATTATGCAACCAATGGAATCTAACCAGATTGCTTATATACATTGGGGAGCCGTTGGTAAAGATATGTTAGATGTTAGAGGGTATCTAGAACCCTCTATAAGACCTTATAATCAGTTGAAGAACCTAGAAGATGCCTTAATTGTTTACAGGTTAGTAAGAGCACCAGAACGAAGGGTGTGGAATATCGAAGTTGGTAGACAGCCTACCGCTAAAGCCGAAGAATATATTAAAAAGCTGATTCACAAATATAAAAGAAACCTTAATTATGATCCTAATACGGGGTCGGTTCTTTCTTCAAGGAATGTTCAATCTTTAGCGGAGGACTTTTATTTTGCCAAACGTGATGGAAACGGTACAACCGTTGAGACTTTACAAGGCGGGATGAACTTAGGTGAACTGGATGATGTTAGATATTTCTTAGCTAAGATGTACAAGTCCTTAAAACTCCCTAAAACTAGATGGGATTCTCAATTAGGTCAACAAAATTATTCAACTGGCAGAGAGCTAGACAGAGAAGAGTTGAAGTTTAATTTGTTCATTATTCAAACACAAAAAAGATTCAAAAAAATGATTAAAGATGTGTTTATGCAACAGATTAAATTTAAATACAAAGATGATAAAAAAATGCAGAAATATCTGTTTTCATCACTTTACGATGTGAGTTTCACGCAGGCAAACTTCTTTAAAGAAATCAAAGATTTGGAATTAATGGAAACCAGATTGAATATTCTTGGAACAGCCATTGCTTACATGAATTCTCCTGATGAACCTAATAATCCTCTTTCTAGGGAAATGGTATTGAGACATTATTTTCAAATGTCTAATCAAGAATACGATAAAAATGATGAATTGTTAAAGAAAGAAAGGGAAGAACATTTAGAGATTAGGGATGAAGAAGATGAAAGGGAAGATGAAAGGGAGATAGCTAAAAACAATAGTGGAGAATCTTCTGAAGAAGAACCCAAATCAGTTGAAAAACCCGAACCTCCACAAGTAGAACCTGATAAAGAAAAAGAATCTAAACCTGATGAAGAAAAAGACAAGGTTATAAATAAAAAGAATAAAGAAGAAGATATTAAAAATTCAAAATTGAGAGAATTTCTTAAAAAAGATAAAAAGAAAAATAAAAGTATACCTAAAAAAAGACTTTTATAAAATAAAAGGGGAAAAATTATGAATGTTAGTGCAACATATAAAGGCAGTAATGTAACAATAGTAGATGTTACAAGAAATGGTTCATCTATATATATTACATATGTAGATGGAAGTGGAAATATGTTTGTTGATAATATCAACTCATTGTCAGTTAATGTTCAAATTGCTTCCAGTGCAACAGTTAATTAAAATACAATAAGGGAAAAATTAATAATGCCATCTGCTTATTATGTACCGCAAGATTATCCTACTATAACATCCGCAGTGGATAATATTCCAAGTAATTTGGTTTTAGACGGAGCAGGTATACATGAAATTATTGTATCTGCGGGAATTTATAATGAAAATCTTAGTATAAGAGACTTTACAACAGACTCATCTAATTACATTGTGTTAAGAGCAGAAGAAAATTCTAAACATGGTGGAGTTTATGACGCTTCAAATGCAGTAATTATATCTGGGGATAATTCAACCGCAAGAACAATAGATATTAGAAAAAATGATTATTGCCAAGTAAAAGATATACAGATTACTAAAGAAGCCTCAACCATAGTTGGTGTTTTTTTGGTTTTCCAAACAAGCAATGTTACAGTAGAAAGAGTTTTAGTTGAAGCACATGATACTTTTTACGGATTTCAAATGTTTGGAACAGATTGTAATTATATTAATTGTGTTTCTAAAGGATGTGTACATGGGGGGTTTGAAAGACAAATAGGAAGCGGAAACACTGCTTATAATTGCGTTTCATATGATAATGAAGATGGTTATGTAAATGTTACTTGTTATAATTGTGTAGGTGTAAACAATTCACAAAAAGATTTTGAAGTTACTGTAGATGGAGACTATAATGTTAGTGAAGATGGAACGGCTAAAGGCTCTAATGCTACTACTGGTGTTTCAGAAGCATCAATGAATTTTGTAAATGCAGGAATAGATTTTCATGTAGATGGACAATCGTCTTTATTAGAGAAAGGAAATAGATATATTTCTATTCTTTCAGCCGATGTAGATGAAACGGCGTTATCTAATTATGAAGATTGGCCTGCGGGTTACCATTATTTTAGAACAGAATATCATGTACCCCAAGAATATTCTACTATCACTTCTGCGATCAATACCATTCCTATAGATTTATCAGGTGCTAGTATACAAGAGGTTGTTATTAGTGCGGGAACTTATCTGGAAGATATTTCTATTAGTGGTTTTTTAAACGAAACAAGTGCAGATTATATTTTAATTAGAGCAGAAGATAATAGTAAACATGGTGGCATTAAAAATACAGGTGTTATAGTTAGTGGTGCAAGTATAACACTAGACACTGTTGTAAATTATACGGAATTTAGAGATATACAATCTGAATCTTCAAACAGTTCGGGAGCATCCTTTAATGTAAACGGTGCCACCGATGTAATTTTCAGAAGATGTTTTTCTGTAAATTCTGGAGTGTCATCTTCTGGTTTTTCTGTTCTTTCTGGTTCAGCAACAGCAATTTTATCGGTTGCAACAGGTGGAAAAGATGGGTTTGCTTCCGAATCTGGTACTTTAACTTGTTATAATAGTGTTGGATACAATCATAGTGGAAAAGATTATAGTGGTTCAGGGGTTACTAGTTATAATAGTGCAGGACTTTCAAATGTAACTTGGGATGGTAGTGGAGATTATAATATATCAGTGGGTTCGAGTGTACCAGGTGCAAATTCAACCTCTGGTGTTGAAACATCTGCTATGAGTTTTATAGATATAGGAACAGATTTTCATATTAAAAAAGGTTCCGTTTTAATAAGTGCGGGGGATGAACAATCTTCAATATTCATAACAGATGTAGATGGAGAAACAATTCCAACTTCTGCTTGGCCCGTAGGTTATGATTATCCAACAGCACCTTCTTTTGAAAACGGAACACCTTTACTTTCTAATTATCAAGTATCGGGTGCGGATGATGTTGTTCAGACTGATTTTTCTACATCAGCATTTGTTGTTGTTGTTGCTTATAATGCTACTGCACCTACAGAAGACGAAATATTAGCAGGAACAGGAAGTGGTGGGACAGGAGAATTTTTTGCTGGAAATGTTTCATTAACAGAAAGCACATCAGCATCCATAACATTAAGTGGTTTATCTGATAATTTATATGATGTATATACTGTTGCAAAAAGAGAAAATGATTTTACAACAGGAATATCTCAACTTTTATTAGATATACAAATTCCTAGTTGGTCTTCTGGTTATCCACAAATAGGAGATAAACAAACTTCAGGTTTTGATATATTGGGAAAAATAGATGAAGATGGTGTGTTTTATGCAGTAGTGGTAGAAGAAGGCGAATCAGCACCAACATCAACTGAGGTGAAAAATGGACAAGCCTCTGGTGGCGGATCACCTTTATGGTCTGGAAATGATTCATTAACATCTGGCACAGAAGGAACATTAACAACTTCTGGGTTGGATAATGGAACATATGATGTTTACGTTTTAGCTGAAGATTTAATACCCAATTCTCAAAATACACCAATTAAATTAACAGTAACACTTAGTTCTGGCGGTCTTAATGTAAGTGGTAATTATAAAGGTCAATCTGTTAATATTATTAAAATTAATAGAAACGGTTCTGCGTTGTATACTGTGTATATAGATGGAAGTGGAGATATGTTTGTTGATAATATAACTAATACATCTGCGACAAGTTTATTGGCTACAAGTGCTACTGTATTATAAATACATATATAATCTAAAAAAGGAGTGATAAAATGGATAAGTTGAACGATGGAACCTTAATGGGAACTTTACATGATGAAGATTATTCTTCATTAAAAAATAGAATTGATACAATTGTATCGAAAAAGGTTTACAGTAAAATTCAAGCAAAAAAAGAAGAATTTATGGATAAAATTACTGGCAGATAAGTCGGGTATATTGACAAGTATTTTTTGCACTTTTTTAAAAAGCATAGGAGTAAAAATGTTATATATCAGAGAATTTGTAGATATGTCAGAATTGAGTACCGTAATTACTGAAGGTGAAAATGGTAAAACAAAGGAATATAGAATTGAAGGCCCGTATATTCAGGCTGAAGTAAAGAATAAAAACGGTAGAGTATATCCACAGAATATTGTTGAAAGAGAAGTGGGTGTATTTAATAAGGAAAAAATCAAAGAAAATAGAGCTTTAGGTGAGTTAGATCACCCGCCCACACCAACTGTAAATTTGAAGAATGTGTCTCATGTTATTGAGTCATTAGAAATGGAAGGGAAGAATGGTATAGGTAGAGCTAAGATTTTGGATACTGTATCAGGAAGAACTGCTAGTTCTCTTTTAGAAGCAGGAGTTAAACTTGGCGTATCAACCAGAGGGGTTGGTTCATTAAATGGTTCTACTGTTAATCCAGACTTTAAGTTAATCACAGTTGATCTTGTTGCTGATCCTAGTGCTCCGAATGCTTTCGTAGAAGGTATCATGGAAGGAAAGGAATGGATTATTGATGGTGATCGAATTGTCGAAAGAGCCGTAGAAAAACTGGAACAAAACTTAGCCAAGCATGGAAGTAAGGAAATTTTAAAGGACTTACAAGAATTTGTCTTGGGAATCAGAGGGTAACCCGTATGGAAGGTTTTAAAGAATATTTGTCAGAAGATACAGCTATAGTTGAAGCGGTTTCTCAAGACGAAAAAGATTACGCTACTATTAAAAATACCAACGGTGTGGAAGATAAAATGATGCACACCAAAAGAACTCAGGATATTTACCTTAAATATAAAGGTAAAGAGGTTGCCAGTAAACACAATATGCTGAATGCGAGAAGTGGAAAGGTAACAAGTACAAGTTATAATATAAATCAAGATTTTTTAAAAGCGGTTAAAGGTGGAAATAATGCTATTAAAAAATGGTATTTGGGTAAAAATGAAAATACTGATTTCAGAGAATATATGTCAGAAACATCAAAGTATCAGGATAAAGAATTGTCCAAAAAAATGAGAAAACAATATAAAGAACAAGGATTAAAAGATACCGATGTGGACAAAATTATCAAAGGTATCAAGAAATTGGGGAATACTAGTGAACTGGAAGCTACCGCAGAAGCCTTGATATATAGCAAAGATGGTGGAATAAAACACATGGAAAAGGTTGTAAAATCTAATGATCCTAAAAAGGTCGGTTCTTATAGTGAAGAACAAGTACAACGAATGAAAGATATTCTTGAAAAAATAACAGGTAAGAAACTTTCAGAAAATATTGTTGAATACACTGATTTTAAATTATACATGAATGAAGGTGCAGACACGCTAGAAACCCTTAAATCCGCAGTTTCGGGTGCTAAATCCTTTATGGATGTAGGTAAGGAATTAAAGAAATCAAAAATTAAATATGATTTTTCGACTTCCCCAATGGCGATATATATGGTCAAATCAGGTTCAGATAAGTTCGCAATTGTCAATAAAAGATATGCGGATAAGCCTGATGTTGTTATTGGTGATATAGCAATAGGTAAACTTTAATAAATACTGGTATAA